TCTCTATGTCTCCAGTGTGTTTTTTTATATAATTTGTTGCGTAATCGCTAGCCTCTTTCTTAGTTTTAAATCCTCTTTTTTTAATTTTTTTGTTTTCTCCACTGTACTGCTTACAATAAAAACTAACTTCCCAGTTACCTTTTTCAACCATTTTAAAGCTTGCCATTTTTATACCCCACATTCTTTTTAAAAAATGAAACTCCTATACTTATATATAGGAGCAATTTTTATTACTTATTTTCTTTAGTTAATTCTTCGATTATACTAATTAATCTATCTTCATAGTTGTATATATCTTCAAGTGAATTTAGTTGTATTTTTTCTTCGTGTTTCTTTCTCTTATCTTCACTTTCTAACGGAAAGCTAATATACATCTTAGAACCATCTAAGTATAATCTGCATATCCATTTTGTTACTTTATTGTTAAGCAGAACACCAAAGTATGAGACAGTATCTTTATATGTTATTTCTTCTGAATTTATATATTTTCTCAAGATTGATTTGATAATGTAAAAAGCTTCTAATTCTGCACTAGTAGTTATAATTTGCTTTTTATTTGTAGTTTCGGCTATTTCATTGCTAGGCACTTCACTATCAGTTGTGTTACTTTCATCACTTGATGATAGATTAGAATTTTGTAAAGCACTTTCAAACTTCTTTCGTGCAAAGTCATTGATGAATGTTTTAAAAGTTTTCTTGAAGATTGATTTCATGCTTTCAACTTTTAATTGTGTCATTTTTTGGTCGCATATTTCTCTACCCATCAATTTAATAAAATTATCATCTGGTGATTCTAATTGACGATTAAGGAAACTTATCATGCTATTTGAATATTTTAAGTTTTCGGCACTATCAAGTATTGAGTCTGTGTTATATGATGTTTTAGTGAACTTCTTAAGTTCTGCTATTTTATCATCTGTTAGGTCGTTTAAATCTATTATTAAGAACGGTTTGTTATCCATAATATTTTTTTCATCTAAATCTGTAAAGAATTTATATATTATACCATTAGTAAGTATACCTATCTTAGCATTTGTAACATTGAAGTATCTTTTCAATTGAATATCATGGTTTTCTAATGTATCATTTTTTGCTTTAGCTTCAATTAATATTTCAATATTGCCATCAATCTTAAGTGCATAATCAACCTTTTCTCCTTTTTTAGCACCTATATCGGCTACATACTCTGCTACTACATCATCAGGATTAAACACATTGTATCCTAATATATTTAAGAATGGGGCTATAAAGTACATTTTAGTTTGTTCTTCTATATAGTCTTCTTCACTAATCTTCTTCAAGTTTTGAATGTGAGCAAGCAACATTTCTTTAAATTCCATATTTTTATTTTCTCCTTATTTTTTTATATCGTTTTAGTTAAATCACAAAGTTTAAAATTACAATGAATGTAATTAATAACCTTTTGAATTTCATCATTACTATCACAATCCCTATATTCATACCCTAAAAAATATGTGGCAAATAGATTAGCTTGTGTTTCGAACTTATCGGTCATAATCCCTAGATTGCTAAATGTCCTTAAGTTCTCATCATGTAGCAATACATGTGCTAATTCATGAGCAATAACGAAGTCTTTATTAGTTTCATTCACTACTGATGGATTCAAAAATATATAGAATGTATCATAAATCTTAAAATTGTATGCATACACACTTTTATTCTCTTTTATATCTTCTATATATTCAATCTTGATATTATGTTCACCATCATTAATTAATGCATTAATATTACTATTATATTCATTCTTTAATCTTAACGTGTATTCAATTAATTCTGATATCTGCATATTGTATCACTTCTTATTCTTCTTATTATATTCTTCTCTAGCCTGTAAGAAAGCTTTAGTTATAGCTAATTTCAATGCTTTTTCATCACTTTCACTCAACCCGCCATTCTTCATGAACATTATAATATTCATATCAAGAAGAGATTTTAATTCTTTTTGTTCTTCTGAATTAAGAAAGCTAGTATCAATAAAATAAGGGTCATTATTTATTTTAGGCTTATTATCTTCTAGTAAGTCAGATACACTCACACCTAAGGCTATAGCAATTTCATGAACTTTATTGTTAGAAATATTAATAGAACCATTTTCAATTTTAGTTATTGTACTTGTTTGGCTATAGTTAACCTTGTCGGCTAATTGTCTTTGTGTCATACCTAGACTTTTTCTTATTTTTTTTATCTTAAAACCTAAATCTTTAGATAATTTTTCCATTTTCATCAGCCCTTTCAGTGTTTGATATCACTATATTTTACTATACTTTTTAAGAAAAATCAAAAAAAAATAATTCTTTTTAAAAAAAGTCTTGACAAGACATTTTTATTGTGGTATTATTGTATCAGAAAAGGGGGAGAGGTAAAAAAAGAGATTACCAAATTCAAAAAGGCGAACTCTTAAATTGCAGATAGACGAATTAATAGGAAAGTAAATAAAGAAAGGAGAAAGAATGAAATACAGAAAGTTAAAAGAAGCAATCCAAGAGAAAGGGTATAGATTAGACTATATAGCAAAAGAACTTGGAATTACACCAACAACATTAAGCTTTAAAATTAAAGGAACTTGTATTTTTAAGATAACTGAAATCTATAAAATTATAGACATCTTAAAATTGAATCAAGATGAAATAATGAAAATTTTTTTTAAACTTTAAAAGTCTTGACAAGACTAAAAATAAAGAAAGGAAGACTAAATGGAATTAATTAGAGTTGAAACTAACGAAAATATGGAAGCAGTAGTAAGCGGAAGAGAACTACATGAGAAATTAGGAATTGAAACAAGATACAATGACTGGATAAGAAGAATGATTGAATACGGATTTGTTGAAAATATTGACTTTGTAGCTCTTACTCAAAAAAGAGTAACAGCTCAAGGTAACGAAATTGCACAACAAGACCATGTAATTAAATTAGACATGGCAAAAGAAATTTGCATGATACAAAGAAACGAAAAAGGTAAATTGTTCAGACAATACTTTATTCAAATTGAAAAAGACTATAATAGCCCAGAACGAACAATACAAAGAGCATTGCTATATTCACAAGCACAAGTAAAGAGATTAGAAGCCAAAATAGAGGAAGACAGACCTAGAGTATCGTTTGCAGAAACAATTGAAAAGTCAAGCGACAGTATACTGGTAAGAGAACTAAGCAAGATATTAGCTAACGAAAACATACATATAGGTCAAAATAAACTCTACTCACTATTAAGACGATGGGGTTACATCTTCCAAAATTCAACTGAACCAACACAAAAGGCAGTACAACAAGGGTTATTTAAGATTAATGAAAGAGTTATCAAGAGTGTAAAAGGTGACATTCTATCAAGAACAACAATGGTAACTGGTAAAGGACAAGTATTCTTATTAGATAAGATAAAAAGAATGGGATTAAATTAGGAGATTAACAATGCTAAGCACAAGAAAAGAGATAAAGTACAAAGTTGTAGATGGCAAAAAGTACCTAGAAGATGAGTTCATAAACATTAACTTTGTGATGGAAGATTTAGATTGTAGCATGGGCACTGCATATCAGATTATACGAAAAGCTAACAAGCTATTTTTTAAGGAAAATAAATGTGAATTTATTATGAGAGGTAGAACAACATTAAGATACTATTACAAGATAAATGGATTAAGTGGAGAATTTATATAAAAAGGATAGAAAAATTAGAAAGGATAGAAAGATGAAAAAAAATAAATGTATAGACATAGATAAATTAATTATTAGAATACTAAGTTTAGCTTTATTTGTAGCAATAGTAATTTATATGAAGAATGACCCAGAAACAATACCAGCAAATGCTAAAGATTACATAACAGATAGAGGATTTATAGGTTTTGTAGGAATGTCAATATTACTGCTAATTAATATAACTAAAAGACATCTATATATAGAATTATAAGGAGTAAAAAAATGATAATAGCATTACAGAAAGAAGAGTTGAAAGAAATATTACCAAATAAAGAAGTCGAAATATTAGATTTCAATAGTCAAGAAGATTGGCACAAGCTAAGAAGTAAGGGTATCGGCGGTTCAGATATAGGGGCTATTCTAGGAGTTAACAAGTATAGAAGCTTAGTTGATGTATACCTAGATAAGATAGAAGGCAAAAAAGTTGAAGACAATAACGCTATGTTTTGGGGTAGGATTTTAGAACCTATTATAAGAGCAGAGTTTCAGAAGAAACATAGTGAAGAGTATCAAACATATTTAGTACCTTATTCGCTTAAATATGGAGTGTTAAGGGCTAATGTTGATGGATTAATATATAATAATAACACTCAAAAATGGGGTGTGTTAGAAATTAAAACGGCTAATCAGTTCACAACTAAAGAATGGAGTGATGGTGTTGTACCTCAAAGCTATTATGCACAGGTTATGCACTATTTAACAGTTACAGGCTTAGATTATGCAATCATAGTTGTCTTAATCGGTGGAAGTGATTATAGGGAGTTCTATATCGAAAGAAATGAAGATGAAGTAAAAGCTATAAAAGAAGTTGCAGAAGATTTTTGGAATACCTATATAATACCTCAAAAAATACCTGCACCAGATGGCTCAGATAGTTATTCAGAATATCAAAAAGAATTGCTAGCTAAGTACGAAACATTTAGCAACAGGGTTGAACTAGATGATGATATGAATAAGTTATTAGATGAGTCAGAAGAGAAAAAACAACAAATAAAAGAGCTTGAAAAAGAAGTGAAAGAAACAGAACAAAAGATAATGAATATAATTATTGATAATGAAGCAGACCTTGCAGAAAGCAATAAATATAAGGTTAAGCTTGTAACACAAAACCGAACAAAAGTTGACCCAAAGTTCAAAACAGAGCAAAAAGAATTAATAAACAAATATAAAGAAATGGAAGAAAAATATAGGATAAAATATAAAACTAATTTCTTAAAAATTTCAATGATAGGAGAATGAAAAAATGCAAAAAGAAGAAATATTAAAACTTGAATATACAAAAATAAATGATGACTATACAATAGCTATTATTGTGTATCAAAATGATGAGATTTTAAAAAGAAATCATTTTAAAGATTGCAAATTGGGGGTTAAATCTATTGTAAATCCAGAATTTACGCATCCTAATTTGTATGTTAGAGGTTATAAGACTGAATTAGATAACAGACCTATAATAATACCTAATGATTATGTAGAATTTGTGAAAGAAAAAGTAAGAAAATTAAATGAAAAATATGGAGTTGTTAAAAAGTGGTGTCCTAATATTGATGATAACTATTACTACATTTCTTTTGGTTCTGTAGATAATATTAATTACATCTATTGGGACAATACACTTATGGAAAATCGGTATCTTGAAAAAAATCTAATTTTCAAAACTAAAGAAGAAGCTAAATTTGTTGTTAACAAAATATTAGAAAACATAGATAACTATAGAGAAGAATATCAAAATGAATACAATAACGAAAAAGGAGAATAAAAAATGGAAAAAGCAAAAAATAGCTTATTAGCTAAAAAAGAAAATTCAGTAGCAACTGCAACTACTAAAAAGCCTAGAACAGTTGTAGACCTAGTACAATCAATGCAAAAGCAATTTGAAATTGCATTACCTAAACACATAAACTCTGAAAGATTTGTGAGAATTGCTATAACATCAATCAGACAAAATCCAAAATTGGCTAAATGTAGTCAAGAAAGTTTGTTAGGTGCATTGATGACCTCAGCCCAATTAGGTCTTGAACCTGGAATATTAGGGCAAGCATACTTGATACCTTACGGGAACAATGTTCAATTCCAAATAGGTTATAAGGGTATGATTGAACTTCTAAGAAGAAGTGGACAACTAAGTGATATATACGCTTGTGAAATTCGTAAGAACGATGACTTCCAAATTACTTTAGGGCTTCACAGAGATATAAAACACAACATTAACTTCAATGAAGATAGAGGAGAAGTAGTAGGTTATTATGCAGTAGCAGTATTAAAAGATGGTGCAAATTCTTTTGAATTTATGACAAAGAAGCAAGTTGAAGAACATAGAAAGAAATTCAGTAAGGCAGGTAATAACTCACCATGGGAAACTGATTTTGATGAAATGGCTAAAAAAACAGTTATCAAGAAGTTATTAAAATATCTTCCTGTATCTGTAGAATGGCTAGAGAACGTTTCTAAAGATGAAAAGGTATTAACAGTAGCCACACCAACACAAAATTCAAATATGGACGAATTAGAGCCTATAGAATTGAATTTAGATGAAACCACAGAAGATAATTCAGATAATATTCAAACTGTAGATTGGTCGACAGGAGAAGTAATTGAAGATGGAAAAGAGGTGGAAAAGAGTGAATAGCATAACTTTAATGGGTAGATTAACAAGATACCCAGAACTAAAAAGAACAAGTAAAGATAATGCTTATTGTAACTTTACATTGGCGGTGAATAGACCTAAAACCAAAGATAACACACAAGATACAGATTTTATACCTTGCATTGCTTGGAATAAGACAGCTGAGATTATCGAGTCATGGTTGCAAAAAGGTGACAGGTTAATAGTGATGGGCAGACTTAATGTGACAAAGAATAATGATAAATACTACACTAATGTAATTGTCGAAAAGATTAATTTCATTGACACTATAAGAACAAGCGAAGAGAAGAAAAATGAAGCATGGATAGAACCAATTGAAGACGATGGTGAAGATGAAGGCTTTCCATTTTAACTGATGAAAGGAGTTGACTTTAGGTGCTTGATAATAATAAGCAAGAACCCTTTTACCAAGTGCCTAAAGCACTTATTGAAATGGTAAAACAAGGGGAGTTAACACACACAGAAGTTTTAATTTATATGCTTATACTTGATAGGCTAAAACATACTAAATACCGTGATGAACAAGGTAAATACATAATAATCACAAGGCAAGAAATACAACAAACGCTTAAAATATCGAGACTTATAACAATAAGCAAAGCATTGAAAAACAGTGAAGAATTAAAGCTTTTTAAAATCGTTAGAAGTAAAGGGAAAGCAACGAAGTATTATGATTATAAGTAGGTACTAAATAGAACTTAGAGTAGGTACTAAATCGTACCTAGTAGTAGGTACTAAATCGTACCCATAATAAGAAATATATAAATAATAAATAAAATAAGAATAAATATTATACACATATATATTTTTAAAAGGGGAGAATAAGTCTATATATAAGTGTACTTAGTATAGAATATATATTATATAAGTACTTAATTATACATAGTGAATATATTATATAGGGATTTTCCTTCCCCCCCTAAAAAACTAAGAAAAGGAGAACAAGTGTTAGAAAGAAAAACTTACGAAGAGTATCTGAACTTCTTAGAAGTGAACTACAACAAGAAGTACACAAAACAACAAAAAGACATGATGTACTTAGTGTTTGAAAAGTTAGATGAGAAGATATTTAAAGCTTGCATAATTAAAACATTAGAAACACATATGTTTAATACATTGCCTAACGTAGCAGATATATATCAACATGTGAAAACAACAGAGAATGCAAAGAACTTAATATCGCTTAAAGTTCAAAACTATATACAGAAAATGGCAACTAAGAGTTCATACAATGTAGCTTGTGATATGCCTATAGTTCATGCAGTGATTGAAGAATTAGGAGGACTTGAATATTTAGGACACACCACCCTTGAAAACCTAAATATCATCTTAAATACCAAAGTTGAAAAATTAGTTAAAGCCTTAGCTGATACTAAGTTGTATAACTTGAAGCTGATACTAGGTAAAGGCGAAACAGATGAACTCTACATATACGGAGATAAAGAACAAGCTAAACATTGGATTAGTAGCTATATAGCAAAGAATACAGACTTAATTGAAACACAAAAACAAGTAATAAAGCTATTAAATAAAAACAACATGCTAGAAGATAAAGTATTACAACTTGAGAACACAATCAAACTTTTAGGAGGTGGCAAAAATTAAAATTAGCGAAGAGTTTATATACATCAGAGGTAATGTACCTAGTAGCAAGAACTCAAGACAATGGACAGGCAGAACACTTATAATGAGCGAAACAGTACGGAAGTATAACAAGAATTATAGCTATCAGTATGATGACCCAGAGAACATACAAAAATTTAAGAAGATGGTAGAACACGAAATAAAGCCATTCAAGATAGGATTTTACTTCATCAGAGATAGCAGAAGAAGATTCGACTATGTGAATATAGCACAATATCCACTAGACTTAATGGTAAAACATGGTTGGATAGATGATGATAATTGCAATGAGATTATACCAGTATTCTTAGGCTATAGAGTTCAAAAAGAGAAAGCAGGTATGGTAATTAAGATTATAAAAAGCTAAATTTTGAGTTATAAGGCATTTCAAATTAAAAATAGGTATAAACTATAAGGGTGTACCTATAAAATTAAAATATGGGCATGTTAGATGGCTTAAACTTGATTTAAGAATAAAATGCAGGAGGTAAAAATTGACAATAAGAGATAATGAAGGCAAAGAATTTGAAATTGAAATATCAAACATAGAAAGCATAGAACCAACAATGGAGAGAAATCAAAAATATATTAAAATTTTAAAAATAAACTTTTGTAAAAGAATTAAAGGCAAAAGCAGTATAATAATAACACACTACTACAATCCAAACCTTGATATTATTGTTTCACAATTATTAAAAAAAATGAATTGTATTAGAAATGAATATTATATGTGAGAAAAGGAGGAGAAATTATGACTTACGAAGAATTTAAGTACCAAGTTAGAAAACTAGGTTTAAACTTTTGTGTTTTAGATACTTTAATTTGTGTTCAAGATGATAAAAGAAATGCCTTGTACTCTGTAGATACTACAAAACCATACATTGTATGTCACACTAGAAGATTTTCAGAATTAGATGATACAACGCGAAAAGCAGTATTTACCTTAGTATACTTATTAGCTAAAACAAACATTAACGATAGAGGGGACTTATACAAAGAAACTAAATGTTACTTAAGACATAGATATCTAATTACCTATAATGGTGAAGGTTACTTATGCTAAAGCCCAGAAACTTTATCACTAAGAGGAAAACCAGACGATATCATACCAAAATGCAAATTTACTGAATATGATATAGAAGAATTAAAGGAAATAATTAATCTAAATGACTTTGAACAAGAAAGGTGGAATAATGACATATAAAGAGTTTAAAAGAGAAATAAAAAAATTAGGGTTAAAATGTACATATGGAAAATATTCAGTTCAGGTATATTTAACAGAGGATGAAGTTCAAGCTATCGTCGATAAGGATAAACAATTTATTGCTACTATATATTTAACTTCATCTTTAATAAGTGATGATGTCAAAGATAAATTATCAGATTTATGTTTTAAATTAGCTAGAACACCAATTAATGAAAGGGGTAAATGGAGTGACGTATAAAGAATTTAAAGATGGAGTAGAAAAACTAGGACTAAGATGTAAATTTTATGATTATGGAGTTAGTGTGTGTTTGATGGATTGTGATTACCATTTAGCTACCATTTATAACACTATTAAATATTTTGGTATTATTAGTTTTAATCTAATTTTAATTAGTTTTGACACCAGTAAATTATTCAATTTGTGTTGTGAGTTAATGCAAACACCACTAGATGAAAGAGGAGAACTAGAGTGACTTATAAAGAGTTTGAAAAAGAGATAAAGAAATTAGGGGCAACTTGTAGGTCTTATAAAGTTAGACCTTATATGTTGTATGTATTACATCACAACATACTCATAGCTACAATTCCTAAAATACAATCAAATTGTGGTGATATTTTTATTAATCATATTTTAAATGATACTGAAAGTAAATTATTGATTTTGTGTTGTAAATTAATGCAAACACCATTAGAAGAAAGAGAAACAGTAGTTTTAGATTAAAGGAGAGAAAATGAGAATAAAAAAATTACATGAAAAGGCAGTAGTACCTCACTATGCAACAGAAGGTAGTGCAGGTTTAGATTTAACAGTTATAAGTGACAATGACACTATTGTAATACCATACAACAGTACCATGTTATGTAGAACAGGCTTATCGTTTGAAATACCCAAAGGATATGTAGGTTTAATATATATTAGAAGTTCGGTAGGTACAAAGCTTGACTTAGTGTTATCTAACCAAGTTGGAGTTATAGATAGTGATTATAGAGGGGAAGTAATGCTACCTCTAAGGAATTTAGGTAGAAGTGCCAGAGTTATTGAAAGTGGCACAAGAATTGCTCAAATGGTAATTACACCTATATTATCAAGCAATATAGAAGTTGTAGATGAATTAACTGAAACAAAAAGAGGAGTTGGCGGCTTTGGAAGTACAGGAAAATAAAAAGCATAAAACAGATGGCGAACAATTATATGATAGCGAAAAGTATGCAGAATGGCTACTCAATTATATATGGGAAGAGGGTAAGTATAACCTAGATAAGCTAAGCGACAGTGATTATCATAAGCTAGAAGACTTTTTAGCAGACAATATATATAAATTATTAGACACCTTAGAAAGAGTTGATGATTAATGCTTTATAAAATAGGAGAAAACACATATGTTAATAAAGTATTTTATATACGTTGCCCTTACTGCATATGGGGTATAGATATATGGCATAATGAAAAATATATTTGTAAATTCTGCCTAAAGTATTATACCCTTAAGTTAAGAACAGAGGTTACAAAATGCGAAAAATAAAGCCACAACAAAACAAGATAAAAGATAAAATTGTGATAAAAAAATATAATGAAAATAAGCCTACATATGTATTATCTAAATGTCTATTAGAATTACCACTAGCCATAAAAAGAGCCTTTAACGTGAGTAGCAAGGAAATATATGCGTATGTGAAAGATAACAAAAAAATACCATACAAAAGCGAAGTGTTGAAAGAAGAATGGTATACAGGACTAGAGGTTTGTATGAATAGATGGTTAAAACTTACAGAAAGACTAAAAATAAAACGTGAAATGTTAGAAATTACTAATAGTAGCTATGTAACAGATGAATTTGTGAAATGTGTTAGTGTCAATGTAGCTTACGTTCAAGAACACTTTATAAAAGAACGATTGACAAAGATTGATGATGACCCATTAGCCCACGCAGTTACATTAATAGCGTTAATATCAACGATTCAACAAATACTAGAATATAAAAATTTAGAAATGGAGAAAAAAGACTTAAAATATATGAGATGGCTGACAAGCACTTATACTGATATGTTATGTGGTGTACTACATGACATAGATAGCTATCACGGATTCTATTTAACCACACAAATCAAAAAAAGCAGTTAAATACAGGAGGAATAAACTTGACTGAAAAAGACAAAAAAGAATTTGTGAGACTAATAAATGAAGAATTTGTAAGATTGGAATACGAAAAGAGAATGAAAAACAATGCACTTACTTTTGAGGATATTGAAGATACAATATCACTATTACCAAAGCTAAAAACAATGTTGAAAAACAATGAATTGCAATTAGAAGCAGTTAAATTAGGCATAAATCAAAGTAGTTCAAGTGGAGATATGGAAAGGGTACAGACTTCAATAAATCTTGAAACACCATTAGAAAAGCAAGAAAACATAATAGAGAAGTTAAATCTTAGAATAACGAAACAAAAAATATTGATTGAAAGGATTGAAAATGCTTTATCTATTGTGTCTAATGATGAATACTACAGTATAATTGAGATGAAGTATTGGAAGAAGTACACAAATAAAAAGATATCTGAAGAATTGCATATAAGTGTCGATACACTTAAAAGACAAAAGAACAGAATGATTAAAGAGATAAACATTGTTTTTAACAAGAGTTTTTAAAAGGCTGGAATAAATTTCCAGTTTTTTTATGCTTTTATACTGATTTTGCACTCTTTTTGCACTACTTATACTCTTTTTTTTCTTATTAATATAAGCTATAATAATATCGTGGTAATCAATGGTTCGTGTGATGGACGGACAGTACTTATTTTAACTTTTTTTAATTTAAAATTTTATATCATTTTTTAACGTTGTTTTTACTCCCTTAGCCCTCATTCTAGGGGAGTTTTTATTTTACATTTTTTTGAAAGGTGGTGATAAAATGCTGAAACTTACTAAAAAACAAAAACTTTTTTGTGAGTATTATAAATCTACTCATAATGCTACTGATAGTGCAATTAAGTCAGGATATAGCAAAAAGACAGCATATGCTATAGGTTCTAAATTATTGAAGGAAGTTAAGATACAAGAATATCTCAATAGCATTACTAAAAATAGTGACACTACAAGAATAATGGATATACAACAAATTCAAGAGTTCTGGGCAAGTGTAGTTAATGACAAGAAAGCTAAGCTATCTGACAGACTAAAAGCAAGTGAATACATAGCTAAGAGTTGTGCAGCCTTTATCACTAAAACAGAAATTAGTGGAAAAGTAAAAACAGAGTCAGAAAACAAGGTAAGCTTACTATCTACCGAAGATTTAAAAACTTTAGTAGATGAGATTAAGGATAGTGACTAGCTTATGGCAGTTAAAATAACGAATGAATTAAAGAAAGAAATAAGAAAGCAGGCTTTTTTAGAACTTGCAAGGAGGGATTTTTGGTACTATTGTAAACTGTTCGATAGTAAAAGAAGTCCTTTTTATTTGGAAGACAGGTATTTTTTAAAAGATTTATGTTATAGGTTGCAAAGGTTCGTTGAAAAAGATGAAAGCAAGATATTAGTTGTTAATATGCCACCCAGACATGGTAAGAGTAGAACTGCTACCTTGTTTGTACAATGGTTACTAGGAAAAGACCCCCACTACTCAATCATGACAGGCTGTTATAATGAACTGCTATCCTCACAATTTGCTAAACAAGTTCGTGATGTTATAGCTACTGAAATAACAGATGGAATTATTGTATATAATAATGTATTCCCTCATACCAAAATTAAGTATGGAGAAGCCAGTATGAACAAGTGGGCTTTAGAAGGTAATACTATACCTAACTACCTAGCAACAAGTCCAACAGGTACTGCTACAGGGTTTGGTGCAAGATTAATTATAATAGATGATTTAATTAAAAATTCGGAAGAAGCTTTTAATGCAACAGTTTTAGACAAGCAGATTAGTTGGTTCACTAATACTATGCTATCAAGACTTGAACAAGGTGGTAAAATCGTTGTTATAATGACTAGATGGGCAACAAATGACTTAGCTGGCTTTATACTGAATAACTATGAAAATGTTGAACATATCAATTATAAGGCAGTCAATAATGATGGTACTATGCTATGTGATAGCTTACTGTCAAGGCGAGAATATGAATTTAAAATAAAGAATATGGATAAGGCTATAGTGTATGCTAACTATCAACAAGAACCGATTGATATACAAGGCAGACTATACAAAGACTTTAAAACTTATTCTAGGCTACCTGATATGCCTAACAGAGGTATTAAATCTTACTGTGATACGGCAGATACAGGGGAAGACTACTTGTGTAATATCATATATATGGATTACAAGGATAGTGCATATATATTAGATATTATTTACACTAAAGAGCCTATGGAAGTAACAGAACCACTTGTAGCAACAGCATTAGCTAAATTCAAAGTTAATGTTGCTACGATTGAATCTAATAACGGTGGTAGGTCTTTTGCACGGAATGTTGATGTAAAAACTAAGCTACAAGGCAATATAACAACTGTTGTTAGATGGTTTCATCAGAGTGCTAATAAACAGTCAAGAATACTATCAAATAGTGCATGGATTTGTGAGAATGTTTATTTCCCTGTTGATTGGGAAAATAGATTTCCAGAATTTGCAAAAGATATTAAGTCATATCAAAGAGAAGGTAAGAATAGACATGATGATAGTGCAGACGCATTAACAGGAGTTGCAGAACAATTAAACAGAACTGATAATTACAGTTTTGAAGATTAATAATGGAAAGTTGGTATTATGTTAGAATTTATTAAAAATTTTTTTAAAGGAAAAGGAAATAATGAAATGAATAAAACAAAAAATAAAGAAATGCCAAGGAAAGAAATAGAAGTATTAATATCAGACTTCATAAGTGGTAAGACACTAAGAGATATGAATATAGGGTACAACTATTACTTAGGTAATCATGATATTTTGAATAGGAAGATATATGGATTTGACAGAAATGGTGACAAAATAGAAATACCTTTTGCACCAAATAACAAGGTTGTTGATAACCTTTTTAGAAGATTTTTAGACCAAAAAGTTCACTATTTACTATCTAAAGAACCTACATTCGTAAGTGACAATGATGTGTATAATGAATTAATTAAAGAAGTGTTTAATGATGAGTTTTTAAAAACTCTTTTTTTATTAGGTAAAAATGCATATAAATATGGTTTGTCATGGCTATATGTTTATTATGATAGGGATAGCAAATTGAATTTTAAGATATTCGACTCAAGAGAAATTATACCTATATGGGTAGACAATGACCATAAGGAACTAGACAAGGTAATAAGAATATTTAAGACAAAGAAGTTCAATGGTAATGCATATGAAGATGTTACAAACGTTGAATTATACACAACAGATGGAATTAAACGATACACATATGATAATGGTAAGCTAAGTGATGTATTAAGTGATGAACCTTATATGATACTAGATAACAAGGCTTACAATTGGGCTAAGCTACCTATTATTCCATTCAAAGTAGATGAAACAGAACAACCACTAATTAACAGAATGAAAACACTACAAGATAATATTAATTTAACAATTTCAGACCTAAGAAATGAATTGTCTAATACAAACTACAACAAGATTCTTGTACTTAAAGAGTATGATGGTGAACCAATGTCATTCAGAAGAAACCTGAACACGGCAGGATTTATCAAGGTTGCACGTGATGGCGGAGTAGAGACACTAGACATGGAAATTAATATTGACAAGTATAAAGGAACATTGGAAGAATTAAGAGAATCGTTAATTTCAAATATTAAAGGCTTTGATACAAAGAATGATAGGTTAGGTTCAAATCCTAATACAACCAACATTAAGGTAATGTATACAGATATAGACCTTGATTCTAACGGAATTGAAAGAGAATTTAAAACATCAATTAAGAAGTTGCTTTGGTTTATTAACCAACACTATATGTTGTTAAATAAGGGCAATTTTGAAGATGTATCACTAGATGTTGTGTTTAATAAGGATATGCTAATTAATGAAAATGAAGCCATAGAAGAATGTATCAAGTCATTATCTGTTTTATCTAAAAAAACTGTTATATCACAACACCCATGGGTAAGTGATGTAGACTTAGAGATTAAACAAATAAAGGAAGAAATGGAAACTACAGATGATTATGATGACTATATACCAAAACAAGCAGATAAAGAGAACAAAGAAAAAGATGGTGAATAGCCATGGACATGCAAAAATTACAAAAATACTGGCACGATAGAGCGATAGAAGAAGAAAAGAAAGTATATGAAGTAACTAAAAAGCAAATAGAATTACAAGAAGAACTGTATACAAATGCTAAAAGGAAGATAGATACAACTATTAATTTTTATACTAATAAGTTCATGAAAAACAATAAAGTTGACTACATAAAAGCCAAAGAATTATTAAGTAAAGATGAATTGAAAGAGTTTAGATGGACATTATCCAATTATATAAATAATGCTAAAAAGAAAGATTTACCATTACAAGAGTATGTAAAACTTCAAAAACAACTAACTAATTCAAGTTTAAAACATAGAATAGATAAGTTAGAAGCAATGAAACATGAAATTAATATGCAGTTGAACGAACTAGCTAAAACTAAAGAACTTATGGTAGAAGAACACTTATCTAAAGTGTATGAAGAACAATATTATAGGAACTTATACAACAATGCGATTGCAACAAATAAAAGCAAGTACATATCAAGGCTAAATCCATCACAGATACAGAATGTAGTTAGAAGTAACTGGCTATCTGATGGTTCTAGTTTTAGTAACATCATATGGAAGAACAAAGAAAAGTTACTAAATGAAATGCAGAAAACAATAACAGTTGGAATAATATCAGGTAAGACACCTTACAGCTTATCAGAAGACTTTGCAAGGGTAATGAATGTAGACAAGAGCAGAGCAAGAGTGTTGTTACAGACTGAAAGTGCAAGAGTAAGAAGTATGGCAGAAATTGAAAGCTATAAGCAGATGGGAGTTAGCAAGTATCAGATAATAGCAACATTAGATGATAGGACTTCCGATATATGTCAAAGTATGGATATGAAGGTATTTGATACCAAAGAATATGAAGTTGGAGTTACTGCCCCACCTTTCCACCCAAATTGCAGAAGTACCAAAGCCCCATATTACGATGATAGCCTAATTACACAAGATGGAAGAATAGTGAGAGACCCAGAAACTGGCAAACAGTATACAGTGGGTAATATAAGTTATTCTGAATGGGTAGAAAAATATGTGAAAAATCCAGAACAATTAAAAGGTTACGGACAGTATGCAAGATATAAGAAAGTTTTAGGAGATAAAGCACCTAATTCATTTGATAAATTTGTAGATATGAAGTATAATAATGGCAAGGAATATGAAGTATTGAAAACTAGATATAAAGCAACAAAGTCTTACACATTTTATAAAAAATATCTAAATAAAAGAATGCCTAAAACAATAGATGATTTGATGTCTATAATGAAAAATAGTAATCAGTATGACACATTTAAAAGGGAATATAACACAATTAAGGAAATCAAAAGAAGTAAATGGAATAATAAATTTAAAAGAAAAGCCATAAAAACTTATGATGATTTTAGAAAAAAAGGAATAGAAACATCTAGCCATGGAGTTGCTAGAATAGTTCAAAGAATTCAAGATAAAAAAATTACTCTTGATGAAATAATTGATACTTATAATAAACCTATAAATTATACTGAATGCGATAAGAAAAACAATACAATAAAAAATATAAGATATTATAATAAATTTAGAGTTGTTACAAATGAAGAAGATACGGAAATAATATCGGTAGTTAAAAATTCAAAAGATATTTCTAAAGATAAGGAAAGGGACGGAACATGGAAAAAGAAATAACAACAAATGAATATATAGAAAAAGTAAAAGGACATTTGATAAAACCACCTAAAAATACAAAAGATTATTTTAAATTTTATAATTGGTTAGAAGATAATGAGCCTATTGAATATGCAAAAGCAACTGATGAAATTTTTGAATTATCAACAGAGGCAGAACCTTGGACAGATATTGAGAACTTTATAATTTTAGATAAAAAATT